ATTTACTAACTAATAAAATGAGTGGAGATGAGGAAAAACAACTAAGACATAAATGTATGAGAAATACAGGTTTATATATCACTTGGTTAGATGATAAAGATAAAGTATACGACATAGAAGATTTCAAGGGTAATGGTGCTGGTAGTACAGCAATGTATCTTGCATCTGAACAAGGTGCTGATGAAGTATTTTTACTAGGATTTGATTTATCAACAATAGATAAACCTTTGAGTAATCTATACCTTTGGAAAGATTATCAAATAGGATTTAATTCTACTACATGGCAAAATCAAATGAAAACAGTTATGAGAAAATTCAAGAATGTAAAATTTACTTGGGTATCACCCATGTTAGAAACTGATAACTTTCAAGGAATTGATAATTTAAAATTTGCAACAAGTGAACAATTTAAGGAGTATATATCATGTCATCATTATCAAGGGCATTAATTTATGGGAATGGTGAATCTCGAAAATCTTGGGATGTAACTAAAGACTATGAAGGATTTACTACATGGGGATGTAATGCATCATACAGAGATTGTAAAGTTGACAATCTAGTTGCCATAGATTATGGAATACAACAAGAAATATATGAATCTGGTTATACATCTAAGAACAATTGTTGGTTTGCAGATTGGAGTATACTAGAACAATTTCATCCAGAGTTTTTAATGATGAACTATCCACGAGAACTAGTTTTTCAAACTGACAATCCAAACAATAGTGATATTTGTGTTGTACAAGGAAAAGAAGCAATAGATGCAGAAAGAAACTATCACGATATGATAAAAAACTTTCCACACCTCAACAAAGAAGATATAAAAAGAAAATGCTATAAAAATGTAGGTCTATATGTTACATGGTTACAAGAGAATGATAAAATTAAAAACATAAAACACCCTAAAGAGTGGTGTGCTGGTGCAACTGCAATACATCTGGCTTGTCAACAGGGTACAAAAGAAGTATATATGTTAGGATTTGATATGAGTAGTTATGATAAACCTCTGAATAACATCTATAAAGGAACAAATAATTACTTACCCATAGAATCAAAGGGATTTAGTACAGATAATTGGGTTAATCAGTTAATACAGGTGTTTAAGGAGTACCCAGACACTCAATTTTATTGGGTAGATGATAAGAACAAGAGCTGTATTGCATTTCAAAAACAATACGACAATGAACTACTGAGAAAAAATGTTAAAAGAATTAGTTATAAAACACTTGACAAAACATGTCAGGGGCTAGTATAATTACCAGAATAACTAATATAAATAGTTATGTAGTAAAGATGTACAAATTAACATACGACAACATACGGAAAGGAGATAAAAGATGTCTTTAGATAGTCTAAAAAGTAGTGGTTCGCTTAATAAGTTGCTTGATGCAGCTAAAGGTGAAACCAAACCCCAAGAGAAAAAATCATATGTGGATGAAAGATTGTGGAAACCTGAACTAGATAAGTCTGGTAATGGTTATGCAGTACTTCGTTTCTTACCTGCTATTCAAGGTGAGGACTTGCCATGGGCGAAAGTTTGGAATCATGCATTTCAAGGCCCAACAGGTCAATGGTACATTGAGAATTCTCTTACAACTCTTAATCAGAAAGACCCTGTTTCAGAACATAATACACAATTATGGAATACAGGTTTGGAATCTGACAAAGAAATCGCCCGTAAACAGAAAAGAAAATTACAATATTTCTCAAACATCTATGTAGTAAGTGATGCGAAACATCCAGAGAATGAAGGTAAAGTATTCTTGTTCCGTTATGGAAAGAAAATCTTTGATAAGATTACAGCAGCAATGTCACCTGAGTTTGAAGATGAAAAAGCAATCAACCCATTTGATTTTTGGGAAGGTGCTAATTTCAAATTAAAAATCAGAAAAGTAGATGGTTATTGGAATTATGATAAATCAGAGTTTGAAGATACATCAGTTTTCTTTGAAGATGACGCTGAAATAGATAAAGTCTGGAAATCACAACACTCTCTTGCAGAGTATAGTGCTCCAACAAACTTTAAGTCTTATGATGAGTTAAGAACTAGGTTAGATGCAGTTCTTTCTGGAACTGTAAAAGTTGGTAATATTGCCGATAGTATAAATGAGACACCTGTAGCAGCTCCCAAAGTTGATACAACACCTCAATCTTCACAAACAATTACGACACCTGTAGTTGAAAAAGAAGAAGATGATACATTAGCATATTTTGAAAAACTAGCTGAGTAAACTATGGAGTGTCTCTATTCCCTGTAGAGGCACTTTTCTTATATCTTCCACACAATCCTTATAAATAATGCATGGCAAAGAGTAAATATATCCAAAGTGTATTAAAAGCAGCAGGTGGTAAACCACAATCTGCCGCATGGTTTCGTAACAAAATTAAAGAATTTGGTACACCAAAGTCTATGGATTTGATTCGTGATGGAAAAAGAACATCAATCCCTACCTTTGGTCTACTAAATATGTTTGTATATGACCCTAAAGGAAAGGAAAAACTACCGTATTACGATACTTTTCCTTTAGTGTTACCAATAGAAAAATATAACAATGGATTTTTAGGAATTAATTTACACTATTTGTCTATACCTATGAGAATTAAATTACTAGATAGGTTAACAACTTTTGCTAATAATAATAAATTTGATGAATCTACTAAATTAAATGCAAATTATTCTAGTTTAAAAAGGATAGATTTAATTAAACCTTGTTTAAAAAGATATTTAGCAGGACATGTTAAGTCTAAATTTAGAAAAGTAACAGCAGATGAATTTATAGTTGCAACATTACTACCTGTACAGAAATTTAGGAAACAATCTGACAGTCATGTATTTGGAAAATCAAGAGGAATGATTTAATGGATTTTGGAAGTTTTATAGAAGCAGGTACTTCATCAGTATTAAATGAGATGTTAGCATCAACTCATGATGCTAATGGAATGGCACTTCCTTCAAGGTATGATGTGTTATTTTTACCACCATCAGGAACTAGAGGAACAGGTGGTGTAGGTGCATCTACTAATTTATTCTCACAAACATTATTAGGTCAAGTAGGTGGGGGAGATGCTAGAGATGTGTCTTATCAATGTAACTCTATTGTATTTCCAGGCAGGAATATCACAGTAACAGAAGATACAAATATTTATGGTCCGACCAGAGAGATTGCATCTGGATTTACTTATGGTGATATTGCTGCAAAGTTTTATTGTCACAACGATTATAGAGAAAAGAAGTTTTTTGAAACTTGGCAAAGACTTGCATACAATCCACAAACCTTTGCAATGAATTACTATGATGATTATACAGGAACAATTCAGATATATCAATTAGATGGAAAAGGTAATAGAACATATGGTTGTGAGTTAATTGAGTGTTTTCCAAAAAACATTGGAGACCAAGCATTATCTGGTGCTCAAGCTCCTGCTGTTATGGAAGTAGATGTAACATTTAGTTACAGATATTGGAAAAACTTAACAGACGAAGCAAGTTTACCTAAACCATTATTAGAAAGACTGCAAGGGGTACTTGCAAATCAAGTAGAAAGAAAATTAATAAGTAGAATACCTAAAGTATTAAGTAGATTATAACAATCGGAGTGAAAAATTATGGCATTACCTAAACTTGAAACACCAACCTATACATTAACTTTACCATCAACAGGTGAAGAAATAAAGTATAGACCTTTTTTAGTAAAGGAACAAAAACAATTAATGATGGCAGAAGAATCTAAAAGTGATGATGAAATGGTAGATACTATGGCTAACTTAATTAGAGATTGCACTTTTAATGGTGTTAATCCAGATACTTGTCCTATATTTGATGCAGAGTATATATTTTTAAGAGTAAGAGGAAAATCTGTAGGTGATAAAGTAGATATAAATCTTAAATGTCCAGATGATAAAAAAACTATGATACCTGTTACGATTGATTTATCTGAGGTAGAAATTAATATGACAGATGACCATACAAATATAATACAAGTAAATGATACTGTTAAATTAGTTTTTTCTTATCCACTTTTAAAACACACTAAAATGTTTGTAGATGGGAAAGAAAGTGAAATGATTTTTAAAACATTAGAAAAATGTATTAGTGAAATTCATTTTGGTGAAGATATATACAACAAAATTGATATATCTGAAAAGGAGTTAAAAGATTTTATAGATTCATTGAATACAGAACAATTTGAAAAAATTATTCAATTTTTTGAAACTATGCCAAAATTAAGACATGTAGTAGAGGTTACAAATCCTAAAACAAAAGTAAAAAGTGAGATTTTGTTAGAGGGTTTAAACAGTTTTTTAGAATAGGGCTCTCTCACGAGAGCCTAAAATCTCACTACGAAACGAATTTTGCACTTATGCAACATCATAAATACTCATTGACAGAGTTAGATAATATGATGCCGTGGGAAAGAGAAATATATGTAGGATTACTACAAAATTGGTTGAAAGAAGAAAACAAAAGAATAGACGAAGAAAATAGGAAGATGAACAATGGTTGAAGATAAAACAGTAAATATAGTAGAAGTAGACCGTTCTACCACAACAGTAGAATCAGGTTCATGGTATAACAACGCTGCCTCTAGTTTTGATAAGTGGCGTGTGTTCCCTAGATTATTAATCTCTCTGTATGGATATTCATTTTACAGAACAACAGAGTGGTTCATGACATTACCTGACCCAACTAGCTCACAATCTGCCTTTGTATCAGTAATCGTAGGTGCTGGTGCTGCATGGTTTGGATTATATGTGGGTTCAACGAGTAAAAAATAATGGCAGACAAAGATAAAAATCTCATTCCTATTGTTGAAAAAACAGAAGAACTTAGACAGCAAAATGCAGAAGAAGCTAAAGTAAGTCAAGAAATTGCTGAAAAAGCTAATGAAATGCAACAAGAATCTGTTGGAATACAACAAGAATCTCTT